AACACACGGAAGTGCTCCGGAATGGTATCAGAGATGATCTTACAAACATCAAAGAGACCACGACGGTAGAAGTGATTGTGGATAGCTAGCCGTTCTACGAACGTAGGTTTCACGCTACGGATGTAGACAGGTCGTATATCCACGCCCTTGAAGGCATCCAACCCGCAACTCTCTCTAAACGGTCCGGTTCCAAAGCTCTTCTTCCTATTAGGAAGAAAACCAAAGAAACGAAGACCATTAAGAACTGAGTTGAAGGAGGGAACGGGGACGATAATATCGTCCCCATAGACACTACAGAGTGTCTTGTCTCCATTATCGCAACAGTGGTAAGCTATGGCGTAGAAAAGAATAGTCTCAAGGACAAAGGTAAAACCATTGCCCATGCTACTAAACTTCTCAAACGCTACAGTGTTACCTCGGTAATGTCCCGCTTTGCTGCGCAAGCAGTCAAGCAAGGCAAACCAGTCTGGCGGCAGCAGCCACCGAACCAGTTCGATACTAATAGTGTCACTCGCTGAACTGAGATCAATTGTTCCAACGGATCCATCTCTGGATCCATTGAAAGCAAGCGATCGGTTCCTCGTTTGATCCTTTAGATCGATACCAAACCTCCTTAGACGCGCAACCAACACGCGATGTACTGCGAGTTGGAAGCTAACGTTTACGGAGGGTTCTATGGCGATTGTACGCTTGATCATCGATGTCTTGTCGACAAAGGTGATTCTGCAGCCGGGAATTTCCTGAGTTCTCAACCTTCCAACAAAGTAACCGAGATCCCCGCGGACGAAGTCGCAGTAATACGGAATTTCGTTCCGATTTACTTTGAGATAGTCCGCGAGCACGCTTTTACAATCAGAAGTGATTGTATGGCGATCGGTCAGCTTGTAAGGAAGAGAGACCCGCGAAGGGTCCCTAGAGCTCAGCGTCATTCCTGGTCCGTAACTCAAGCGACTCAGTATACGGATATACTGAGGTTCGAAGGGACCAAGGAGCTTCGCAATGGTATCGCGAATTCCTTGGAGCTTCTGGAGGGTCATAACTCCCCCAGAAACCTTTCGAACGCGGTCAGGGCGGAGACGTAGATAACGAATCTTACGATTCGTCATTTTACATTTCCGTTCCATCTGAAGGAACTTCTTCCAAGCTAAATCCTCAGCCTTCTGATCCCCAGAAACGGAGATCTTTTCGGTTAGAGAATAAGCCTGTCGAATTACCTTCAGTACCGCTGGCTCAACATCGAACCACAACTGTGGGTCGATGCGACTCTCTGAAAAAGTAGAAGCGGACACGAAGTCATTTCTCCCGACATGGGAGAGATATGCATCGTAATGCGCTTTTTCTGATTCAGGTAGTCGTTTACGGAAGCAGCGTCCAATGGACACTAAATCCAATGGACGGAGACCGTGCAATGCTTTGTAGCTGTGTTGCATGGAAACACCTCACGTGATTATTTACAATGAGGTAGCGGTTAGTACGAGATTAATCGTACAGGTCCACTACACCCCGCTTCACGGCATCCTCCAAAAAAGCGGCGAAAGCCACTCCTTGAAGGTAGTCGATGGCGGTATCAACAGCCTCTGTTG